CTGCTTTAAGTGATACACCTAACATCTTATCATTCTTAAATTGTAAAAATATATCACCAGGATGATTACTCATTACTCCACGAGGTTTAGCACGATAACCCCAGTAAATATTTTTGATAGGATGTTTATTGTCTACCCGACGGATCCATCTCAATATATTAATTGCATTTCTAACTTTCTCATCAAACTTACCTTGCTCTGCCTTATCAATAAATTCCTTACCTGCTTGAGCATCTCTATCATTTAAAAAACAATTCAAAGTAGGACTATAGTTTTCTATGATTTTATTATAGAATGGTTTCACCGAATTTCTATCTGATCTATCTCCTCTTATATCAGTCTCAAATGCTATACAAGGAAACAATTCTGTAATAGAAGCATTTAATGTTGTCTGTGACATACCACCCTTTGTAGGTTTGTACACAAACAAGTATCTCATATCTTTACCATTACACTCAGTCACAGCCATAGATGATACAGCCATTTGTTTACGTTCTACTCTACCAACTGAATGTTTCTTAAGTGCTTTTTCTACACGGTCACGAGTTGTTTCTCTATCTGTAGATTTAACTTCGTATGTTACTACTGTTTTTCCACCTTTTTTAACTCCAATAGTTTCAGTAAGATCATCTACATCTTTAGCAGTTTGAAATTCTTGTAATGCTTTAAAAAGTTGTAGTGATTCGTTCTTTGCCATTAGTTCTTAGCAGGTCTCCAAACTTATTTAGATTTAGAAACCTCTAAAATCTGCCTAAGTCTTTCATATAGTTTACCACATTGAGGTTCACCTTCATTCTTACGACACTTCCATAATGCTTGCACTACATATTCAAACTCTTCATCAGTTAACCAAAGAGGCATAGGATAATTCTTTGGTTTATTAATTCTTGATTCAGACCAAGCATCTGATATATTATCTTCTATCATTTGTGAGGATTGTAAACATAAAGAATAATCATCGCAGATGCTATAGCAATGATGGTGAATAATGTAAGAAGGTGTAGCACTAACGATCTCCTGCTGCTCTATTTTCTGAGTTCCCAATATTAAAACTACCACCAGGATATCTCTTTTCTAATTTCTTGATATTAGTTTTAACAACATCATCAAAATCAATCTCTAATGCCATGCATGCTTGTGCAACATACCATAACACATCACCAAGTTCTATCTTAAGATGCTCTCTGTTATCTTCATTCCATGGCTTGCCTTGGAATACCATCTTCTTTACTATCTCTGTGAACTCACCACCTTCAGCACTAATACCAACAGCAGCAGTTAAGAGACGTTCAATATTAGCACCTTGTCTATCGAGCTCACCCATACGGTCAGCAAGAGAAACAAAATCTTTAGAACTGTCTGATGTAACAGCATCGACAAAATCTTCGTAGCGTTTAAAGTCAATCATTTTAATAGTATATTGAATGAGAAGGTTAGCCTCATAGCGTCTTTGTTACGCTCATCAGCTTTAACAGAATGTATAACAGATGGAGGGAATAATATAATTTGACCGTCCTCTATGTTAGGATAGATACGATCAGTATAATAATCTTTCAATCTAGTTTTAGACCAGTCACACCAAGATTGTGTTCTTAATGTAGGATCACTCTTATCTATAAAGAAAGAACCAGGAAAACAATTTTTAGCAAAGTATATCCCAGACCAAAAAGGATTTTTATTTTTTGGATTTAAATGGTCATGTCTTTCTTGACCTTGACCCTCATAATAAATGTTATACCAGAAATTTTTATACTCAATTTCTTGTGGCATTCCATTAAAGAGCATCATACTCTTAATGTTTTCAAGAAGATCTTCTTTAAGACCAGAAGGTAATACAGGATCAGTAGGATCAATACGTGGAAAACTAGTATTGACAGGTGCTGTCCAACCTTCTGGTCTCCTATCTGATCGAGGAACGTCTACAAATTTGTAGTCGTTATGTTTTTCAAAATCAGTTACAAGAATTGGTGTTGAAAAGATTGGTATGGTAACCGTTTCAATCATATTTTAAATCGGCAAATGATTTTTTGCCTTGAACTTTTTTAACGACTTGCTCTTCAGCACCAGCATCTACTAGATCTTTTTGAGCATTATCAACATCATACAGCCTCATCTTAGATCTGTCAATACCAACAACAAATCTTTTGTTAAGAGTAGGATCATAATACCTATTCTTTAATTGCTTTACTAAGATTTGGTTTTGTTCTTCCAACTCCTCAGTAGATATGAGAGCGAACATAAGGTCAGCAGTAGCAGGGAGTCCAAAGGATTCCGAAGTGTCAGTAAGGTCAACATCAGTAGACCCAAAACCAGAGCGAGTAGTTTGAGTAGCACTAACAATCGGTACGTTATGTTCCACAGCAAGACCCCTAAGCTCTTCCGCAATCGCTTTAACATAAGTGTAACTGTTTACTATGGATCCTTTGTACCTTTGTGAGGCACATATGTTTAGGTAATCAATGAATATTATATCAGGTTTAATAGTTCTCTTCAATTCTAACTCACCCAATAGAGATTTAAAGTGACCCACATGTGCTGATGCTGTAGGGTACTCTTTAATAATAAGTTTACCTTGTGTCTTCTTGGATAATTTATTAATCTTATTCTCAAACATTACTTTGGGAAGTTCTGCTAGTTTCTGAATAGGAACATTCAAAAGATTAGCATCAATTCTTTCAGCAATTTTCTCCTCAGCCATCTCAAGCGTGATGTATAATACGTTCTTGCCTTGGAGTAGCATACTGCTTGCGACATGACACATAAACAAAGACTTACCAACACCAGTGCCAGCGAGAGCAATATTGAGTGTTTTATTTGGAATACCACCCTTGGTAATCTTATTAAAGAATTCCAAGTCGAATGGTATCTTGTCTTCTTTCTTGTGATAGAAGTCAAATCGTTCTTGTGCGTTCTGTAAGTAGTCATGTCCTACATGTGAGTCGAATGATACACCTAATGCATCACTTAATATTTGTGGAATTGCTCCCTTATCCCTCTTTTGATCCTGACCGTCAGCGATCTTGACACTCTCCATAAGTGAGAGATAAATTGCTCTCTCCTGACACCACTTCTCAGTTGTGTCAACGAGCCAATCCAACTCATGCTCCTCTTTCGATAAACCATTTAGTGTCTCAATAACATCTTTGAATTGTTCTTCTGTAAGATCATCTCTTTCTTGGCACTCAATAGATAAAGCATTTAATGCTGGACAAGCATTATAATTACTTATGTATTCATGTGCTTCTAAGAAGATTACCTTATGTGCTTTAACAGTAAAATACTCTTGTTTAAGAAAAGGCAAAACCTTACGAGTATACTTCTCGTTGTAAACGAGATTACTTAGAATAGTAGGTTCTAAAGTCATAGGTAGTGTAGGTAAGTGCCTATAATATATTTCCTATCAGAAATAGGTGGAAGTCCTGCGTGTCTGTATTGCCAGTTAGCAGGGAACATAAGTATCCTACCACATTTAGGTTCAATTGCATAGTCTAATCTAGGAAAGTCTGTCTGTCCTCCAGCAAGAACGTCATTAAGATAGAGAAAAGAGACAACAAATCTACGAGCAGAACTATAATCCTGAACATCAACATGATTTTTAAATTGATCGTAGGTATTATTTCCATACATCTTTAAACGATATTCTTCAAAAGCATACTTGGCAGGAAAATCAGCAGCAACATCAAGATCTTCCAGATATAATTGAACAGCATCAGTAAAGAGTTTCTGTAAATTAACCTGAATTTTCATCCATGCTTCGTCTTTTGCCTTATACTTCTGTGTAATATTTAACTCATGGAAAGATGGTCTCTGTTGCCTATCAACATAACTATGATCTGTTTCATCAAAAAGTTTTACTATTGATTTACAAAAACTATCTTCTACTAAACCATCGTAGCATTTAATGTAATCTTTTAATTCAGTTACCATATTTAAACTCTTTAGAAGCACACTCATCCAATGCTTGCATTACCTCTGGTGTAAAATATGTATCTGGATCTGATAAAATTTGTTTAGCATATATTTTCTTTCCATTAAACTCATATCTACCTGCTACATTCTTCCATAGTCCATACTTCTCACCTAGTTCTAACAAACCATAGTGTTTATCCAAACCTTTATCGTAGTACAATCTAACCTCCACTTGATTATTCTCTTTAGTTAATCTAGCTTTAGCTGTTTTACATTTAATAATATTTCCCACAACCTCTTTACCATCCTTCTCTTTCTTTTTTGTAAGATATATGATTGTGCTTGCTGCGTATTTAAGTCCACTTCCACCTCCCATTTCCTTTGTAGGAATGTATGCACCAACTACATCATATGTATGATTGGTAACTAACATTGGGACGTTTGCTTTACCTAACTTCAATGTTAGAACTCTAAAGATTGACTTAACAATCTGTGCTCTAGTCATGTCACGAGTTTCTTTACCTGCTTCAGCATCCTCAACTTCCTTAGTTGTAGATAACATACCAAGACTATCAAGAACAAACATTAAGGGTTGTCTTTTGTCAACAGGTTGTTGTAAATACTTGTCTAATATTCTAATGGATTGTGTTCTAAACTCTTGCACTGTAGTAACAGGTACAATCAACATACGAGATGAATCAATACCCCTCTCTTCAATCTGGTCTTTGCTTAACGCACTTTCAGACTCGAAGTAAATAACGCCAGCATCAGGATTAGATTCAAGGAAATGTTGTACAATACCAAGACAGAAGAATGTCTTACCAGTAGAACTCTCACCTGCAATTGCAGTAATCTTATTACCTGGTATACCTCCGTAGATACTTCCTGATACAAGTCCGTTAAAGATGTGTGAACCTGTATCGATAAACGAACTAGTGTCACCAGCAGCAACACCATCACTAACTAGAGAAGCATATTCATTGCCTATCTCTTTTACTACATCTTCTAAAAAATTCATCAACTTTTTTTAAATAATTTGGTAATATGATTAGAACGTTTTAAGGCACGTTCAAACCATTTGGCTTCGTCTATATCAAAAAATTCTTTCTCCTCTGGATTTCTACCAGCACTGAAAGCTTTCTGATATTCAACAATGTATGTGGTCATCCGAATAGGAACTCCAAACTAGCGATTTTCTCTGGTTTCCATCCAATCTTATCCATAATAACCCTAATAGGTTCAAGAAAACTCTTGCTGAATTGTAGATCATAGTCTACCTGTTTGTCAAGGTTAAACTCTTTGGGTAGTGTTTGTAAAAAAGATATGACATTCTCCCCAAATTTATTAGGGGTCTTAAGATAAACAAATTTAATCTTCTCACCATCCTGTATTAAAGGATACTTGTGTGTTAACTTGTTCTTCTTGTTGTAATGATTATACAATAGGGCACCACGCACATGTATGGGTGTGCCTTTGCTGTATATACTGGATGGGTTTGCCCACTTATTTATCCCATTGCAACCTCTCGGAAATGAAACATCTTCAACTGGCAACTGATCAAACTTATCTCTAAAATTTTTGATGAACGCTTGTGCTTCTTCCTCACCTTCATTCATAATAACCTTCAAACACTCCTTAATCTTGTCCCTACAGGCACCTGGTGTAGATGATTTAACACACTCTATACCCATAACCTTTAACTGAGGTTCAGCGTACTGAACACCTTCACTATTGAATACGTTAAGAATGTATCTCTTCTTGGCAGTCCATATACCTTTGTTGGCAATGTTCTCCCTCTTCATGATCATCTTCTGTTCGTATGCTCCAACGTACTTGGCCAGTTCTTCGTAAGAACTTTCAATATAAGGTTCAAATTTAGTTTGACACACCTTGTCAAGGAACCTAGCAACGCTCTCATCAGTTTTCTCTCTGCCCTTGTATACACTCTCGACCAAAGGACCAAGGTTGAGGTAGATACTATCAGTATCACTAGCAATAACATAATCTTCTCCTTCTGTTTTTAGTATCGTATTAAGATACTTGTTCATTTTTGCTTCAATCCAACGGATGCTAACCTGCCCACTGAGAGTAATCGCCTCAGCATTAGATAAGTTGTAGTATCTAAAGTACTGGTTTCCAATGGCACCATAAGCCGAATTGAGCTGGATCTTTCGAGCCATTTGGATGTTATTGAATTTACTAATATCTCTTTGTAGTTTGGCACTTGGCGAAACTTCATTATCCCGTTTCGCTTTGAGCATGGCCTTCTTATAAATCGTACGTTCGTCATATATTTTCTGCATTATTTCTGGTAGGAACCCGTGAATATCCTTACGGTACTGAGCACCATTGGCACACACGGAATAATTACAATCACCAAAATCAATCTCTTGATTTAAGATCCTTTCAACGCTCGCACGGGGATGTCTAGTCTCCCAGAGGGTCTCTGGTGATATATTGTACTGCATAATAAGATGAGGGTACAGACTATTAAGGTCAAAACTGACCACCCAATCATACTTTCCTGCAATCGGTTCCTTGACATAAGCACCTGCGTATTTTTCATCTTTTTTAGATCCCTTTCGGGGTGGTACAACTATGTTTTTATCACTTAAGTAATTGTAAATGATAGTGTCCCACATGCGTACCTGAGAATACACATCCTCAAAGTTTGCCTTAGCATCATAAGCCATTGTTATGGCAAGTTCAAGCAACTTCATCTTGTCTTCCAATTTGTCGATCAACTCAACGTCTTGGATGTTATATTCTATGAACTTCTGCCAGTCAGAGGTATAGAAGTCCTTAAAGTTTTCGTATTCAGAGTGATCAACTTTTCGCTGACCAAGTTCGACGAAAGCGATGTGGTCAAGTCGGTAAGATTCTTGATTTGTATATGTAAACTTACGATATAAATCAAGGTAATCAAGGACATTAATGCCACTAATGTCGTACGCATAGTTCTTTCTTCCTTGTACATAAACTTCTCTTTCGTTTGCCCTATTCCAAGGTGACAATGACCTCATCCACTTCTCACCAAGTATCCTATTGATACGACGTGCAATATAAGGTACGTCATATAGGTTAACGTTCCATCCTGTAAGAATGTCTGGTGTATTATGAACCCACCACTCTATAAAATTAGTAAATAGATCTCTCTCAGTGTCAAATATAAATGCTTTGACACCATCAGGTACTTCAAATTCTCTAACCGCCCAACAATAAAATTGCTTCGTCACCATATCTTTAATGGTAATCGAAAGCATTTCTTCTGCTGCTGCTTCTACATCAGGGAAACCATTCTCACATTGAACCTCAATGTCCAATGCAAAGATCTTCATCTGATTGATATTGTAATCAATCTCACCAGGAAACTCACGTCTCATATACTGATATACAAAACGTTCATACCCATGCACTTCAAATCCTTCTACACCATCATAGGTTTTGATAAATTCACGTGCTGCTCTCGCATTCATAAACTCTATAGGTTTTACATTTTGACCAGTTAGAGTTTTATATTTCTCCCTCTTATTAGAGGAAACGTATAATGTAGGGGAGAACTGTGACCTAAACTGCACAGGTTCTCCATTATCATATCCACGATATAGTATCGTGTCACCAGCAAGTTGGATGTTGGTGTAGAACTGACTCATCTAAGTTTTGTGTATAGCGTTGTAGAGTTTTTCTACTTCGGGACTTGGATCCAGTATAGTCAAAACTACTTCGGATGTCAAGAACATGTCACGTTGTGAAGAGAATGATGGAAATGGTACCAGCATAGGTTGGTTCCCATCTTCCACAATTTTATAACACGATTCAATTAACAGGCTTGGCTCCTCGTCCAGCTCCGTCACTTTCCCCAACAGGTACTCCGATCTTTGCCTCAACAAAATCACTTTCAATGCCTCTTGCATCATTTGATCCCCCTCCAGAGGCATCGGTGCTTCCTGCGGTACTTGTACCATCTCCTCTTCCATTAGTTGCTCCAGTTAATTCGTTGTATTTGTTAATAACCTCATCGAAAGTTTCATAAGCACTTATGACTTCTTCCAACTTTAACATAATGGTATTATGTCGTGATAAAGGTGCCCAAGGGACAAAGGAAAGTTGAGGTGAACTGACCTTTTGTATTTCTCCTTCACTTGATGTATCAAGTATAGGATCTACTTCAGTATAAACTGAATACGGATCTTTCAATTGAAAGGCAATCGCTTTTTCGGGATCTTCCTTAGTAGTAACTTCATAAAGATCACAAATAACGTCTTCACCGTTTCTTAGTCTTACGATTCTTACGCTCATAACTTCTCTGTTGTATTTCGTTAATAGATTGGGTAATGATATCCTTAAGGATTTTAGTTTCTGGTACGTCTTTTTCCTCAGCAAGAGGTCTGACATACTTTAGTAGTTCTTCAGTATAACTTGAAGGTACATCAACTGTCAAGAGGTCACATTCACCTCCATAATTATTTGGTTTTAAATTCAAATAGACATTCATTTAAGTCTCCATATAAAAAGAGACCCCTCAAGGTCTCTTTAGTTGTGTATTATATAGCAGATTAATCATCCATCATATAATTCATCATTGTTAACCACATAAATGTAAATGGTATAACAGTACCAAGTATCATCAAAACCATTTTAAAAGTTTGCATTAGTAGGGGTGTTGTAACATTACTTAATATTTAACCAATTAATGTTCTCTTCACTATTCAACATTCCTTATTAAGATCTTCTGCCATGTTACCACCTATCTCTGCACCTTGATCCATTCCGATCATAGTAGCAGCACCAGCAAGTACCCAACCAACAAAAGGAATAGAGGCAACACCAGTAGTAGCAACAGCAGCACCAACGCTCCCACCGACCATTCTACCTGTTTGTTCTCCTCCACCAATTGCCTTGATACAGGCTTCAGATCTTGCTCCAATCTCATCTCTTTGATATCCTTGTGTCTTAGGATAGAGTGACCCATCAACAGGTACTTCTTTAACGATAGTTTTATTTTCGTTAGCAAGTCCCAGAAAGCCACCTTTTTCCTTGACCTCCTCAGTTATCACAACAGTCTTAGGATCATTTGCTCTGTATTCTATATCGTATCCATCCTTAGTAACTCTTGCTCTGTAAGAAGTATACTCATTAACTGGTACATTCAACGTTGGTAGGTTGCTACGAGTAGCAAGCATACCTATCATAGCAAAGTGGGATACACCTAGAATTCCTCCTAGTCCTATCCCTATCAGTTTCATTTTTTCCATAATGATATCATAACACTAATTACCAATCTTGTCAACAGCAGCACGAGACTTCTCAAGGATGTCACCTCTCAGTGGTACATAACCTAGCACAGATGCCTTCTCTTGATACTCTGTAGAGAGTAACGTTCTAAAGGTATCCTTCACTGCTTCAGTCTTGTTACCATTACCAGTTTCATAAGCAAGTACCCATGTAAGCGTAGCAATAGGGTATGCCCCTTCTGCTGTAGGGTTAGGGTCTGT